TTATATTATTATAAGACGAGCTAATAGAGGGATTAAAGGGTAACACCGGCAATCCCTGAAAGTAACAAATCCTCTAAATATCGAGGGTTTTTAATGATAATAAGTAAATCTTATATAACCGGCGCGGCTGATAATACAGCAATGCCAAAAGATACATAAAGCGTATATAGGCCGCGCTTGGGTTTAATGATAAACTGTGATAAAAGACTGTAAAGATATAAATTGCCCATTTTTAGGGGAAGACTGCGAGGTAACGCCGGAAGAGTGCCCTCGTAAAGACAATGTAATTGACGAAGATAAGGCAATTAAGGTCATTCAAAGGAGAACAGGAGGATTTACATTGAAAGTATTAAAAGAAAAAGTTATTCCCCTAATTGAAAAAGCCCTTAAAAAAGGGTGTGTTTGAAAGGAAATTATATGACATTGTTACCGAAATTGAAGGCAAAACAGGCGAGAGAAGCCACAAAACCCATTGAACAGCCAAAACCACAAGAAAAACCCAAAAAGAAAGCCAAAAAGAGTGCCAAATAGAATAACAGAGGACAAGGCGCGGATTATAGCCGCTGAATATATTCATAACAAAGGGGATAAAGTACAAACATTGCTAAACTGCGGATATTCTCAAAGTTATGCCAAAGGCAGTAATGGTAAGAAAGTGTTCGAAAATGTGCTAATTCGTGCGGAAATCGATAGATTACAGGCTAAAACAGAACTAAGAACCGATATTTCAAGAGAAAAACAGCTTTTAGACTTAGAAAAGGTTAAAACTCCTGAAATGCTCAAGAAAAACCCAACGGCTTACGTTTCTGCTGTTCGCGAACAGAACGAAATGTTAGGTTATCACCGTGAGAAGGGCTTAAATCCCGAGAAGGAGGCCGTAAAGGCCGCTAAGATGAGCGCAGAGGAGCGTAGGCTGGCGGAGGCAGCCGCTAAGGCAAGGACTGGCGAGGAGGCCGAAGAGCCTAAGATTAAACTAACGAAAGTAGGGTAATATGGTAACTGTAAAGCTGCGCAGGATAGGCAATTCTATTGGGGTGATACTACCTAAAGAGGTTATAACAGGTTATAACATCGGGGATGAAATACAGCTAAATGTTATAACAGAAAAAACGAGGCACAAGCCGAAACCTGTAACACCCTGTAACACCCCGACTGTAACACCCGAAGATTGTAACACCCCTGTAACACCTGTCGAGCAGACGGAGGCGCAAGCCAGCCGTCCTCCAGTAAGGGCTGTTAAGACCCAAAGCTATAACCCGATGATGGTCGGCTACGTCCCGCCAATAGGAGGGAATCAATAAGAATTACTTTTCCCCGACACCCCCACCCATCGGGAACGGGCGGGCGAATGATGAAAGTGAACCTAATGGATAAGTGTATTACTGAACCTATGAAATTCGACCTTTGAGTGGGATTGATATGAGCAACATACACAGGGTAAGGCGTCAGTTAGCGGGTAGTCGGCCTAAGGGTTTGTTTATGGCTGATACGGGCATGAAGTTTAATGGCGGGAGCATATTGATAGCGGTGGGCGGGCCGGAGGATGGCAAGCAGGTTTGCGGTGAGTTTCGGGCTATGATGGGCGCTATGGTATACAGGGCATCGAGAGTTAATATGTATGACGTTTTGAACGCACAGGCGAAGGTGAGGTCGAATTTAGGTAATTTGGAGGTGATATTAAATTGAAAAATAAGAATAAAATTCTTGAGATATTAAAAAAACTTGAATGGGCTGGTCGGGCAAGAGGGCCGGGTTCTGGGTTTATGGATTCCGGCAATGACGGCGAGTTATCTCAATGTTGTCCTATATGCGGCGGTATAAAGCCGAGCGACCCTTTTGCTGGAAGTTGGATAAGGGAGGCGAGAGGTCATCGAGAAGATTGTGAATTTAAGGATTTGGAGGCTATATTGAATTAGGATTAAAGGCGGGTTCGTTTTTCGGCTTGCAACCGGGAAATGACGTAAGAATGAAATTAGGCCGTGTAGGGCTACACACTTACACGGCTTTTTTTATTGCCCGCTTAAAAAGTTATGGCAAGGGCTGTCCAGACAATTCTGGTGAGTAAGTCGGTGGCGAAGACCCGCTCCGGGGCCGCGAAGGTTGCCGGTAAATACGGTAGGGTCTATACGTCGAGGGAGACCGATAATTACTGGCGGTTCCGTCAGAGGCCGCCGGAAGACTTTAAGAAGGGCGGTTATTCGACGAAAAAGGTTGCCAAGGGCGTTTACAAGGTTACTTAAATGAGTGAATTAGTTGAACAATCCGCCGCTACTGACGCTCCATATTGGGCGTTTGCGAACAGTCTGAGGATAGACGGTCAGCCTTTCGATTTACAGGGAAGGAAGTATCAGTTGGAGTTGATGAGGCCGGTTACTGAGGACGGCAAGCGCAAGCGCAACGAAGTTATCAGGAAGGGTTCTCAGATAGGCATTACCATAGGCAAGGTTATTGAGATAACTCACGGGGCGATTTATAAGCTGTATCCGCAGGGCATTATTTACTATTTCCCTTCCGGCAAGGCGGTGGAGCATTTCTCGAAGACCAGATTCAAGCCGTTTCTGGACGACAACGACTATGTAAAGCAGTTCGTCAGCGACGTTAATGCCGTTGCCGTTAGGCGTATAGCCGGTGTGAACGTGAACTTTTTCGGCTGTTCCGCCACTACTATAGTGGGTGGCGAGGCCAAAGACTCGGTGTCGGTCAGGTCTACTCCTGCCGACTGGGTTCTTCTGGACGAAAGGACTTTATTCGATGACGAGATGGCCAAGCAGGTCAATCAGAGGTTGGGTAATTCCAAAATAGAGCGCAGAACAGACCTCGGAACCCCCAAATTGCCGGATTCTGATATAGACCTTCTCTACTCGAAATCTGATATGCGCCGCTGGCAGATTAAATGCGGAGCGTGCGGGAAATATACCTGTATGGAGTCGGAGTTTCCCAAGAGTATCGATGTAGACTCTGACGGCAGGGGCTATCCCTGCTGCGTTCATTGCGGTAAGGAGATTTATAGGAGTTCTGAATTTAGTTCATGGGTTCCCGACTACCCCGAAAGAGAGACCATCGGCTACTGGGCTTCGCAACTGCTTAATCCCAACAAAGACTTGGCCCGGATTCTCAGGATATTCGACAACCCGGAAGCCTACGATATGGATTTGGCTGAGTGCTACAGGACTATACTCGGCCTGTCTTACGTTTCTTCCGAAGACAGATTAAGCGAATCTGACGTCTACGGCTGCTGCTGTGGCGACATGATGGCGGTTTCTCACGCAGGCCCGTGCGCTATGGGCGTCGACGTGGGTAAAACTCTTCACGCCGTTATCGGCTATAAGATAACCCACGACAGGTTCAGACTGGTAAAGATAGCGAGATTGCCCGACTGGAACGCGCTTCACGATATAGCGCAGAGGTTCAATGTCAAAAGCTGCGTGATAGACGCCCACCCCGAACTTCACCGGGCGAGGGAGTTCCAGAAGGCCGAGCATTTTGCGGTCTACGTCTGCTATTACTCCGAGCATCTGAAGACCTTCGACCAGTGGGACGAGCAGGATGGTATTGTCAAAGTCAACCGCACGGAAATTTTCGACGCCACCCACCAGATGACGGTGAGTCCCGGCAGGTTAATGATACCGAGGAACTGTGAGGAAGTAAGGGAATTCGCCCACCAGATGACAATGGCCGCTAAGGTTCTGGAGATTGATGAGCGGAGCGGAGGCAAGATTTACCGATACAGGAAAATCGGGGACAAGGAAGACCACTACAGAAACGCGTTGAATTACTTTTTACTGGCCTGCAAGAAGGTCGGGACAGTCCGGTCCGAAAGAACCAAGCCAAAAGTTTTGACTCAGGATATGGAATATAAACTATGAAAAAGCGCATCGTTTCAATAATCCTGTTTTTTTCGATGGTTGCTATTTCGACCGGCAGGTGTGTCGCGCACTGGCGGATGAACGAAAACGCTGATGATGTGAATGTCTACGATTCGGCAGGTGGTTTTACTGGGACTGCTCAGCAAAATACTACCGCTTTGACTACGATAGGCAAAATTAACGGGGCTTTGAGCTTTACCTCTCCAACGGATTATATAATAATTTCCGACGAACAGTCATTGAGATTGACTGGCGGCGGTTCAATTTCTATATGGGTA